GTAGTTCAAACAAAGCAAAACGATACAGCAACTCCAGAAGTGGAAAGAATGCGTCGTTTAGCAGGTATTAAATAAATAAACATTTAAGGAGTTTATAATTATGTCTATTATAGAAAAGTTAACAGAGGGCATGGTTCACCGTGACCTCGCAAGAGAAGGAACAGCCCTTCTTAAGAAATGGGAAAAAACAGGTCTTCTTGAAGGTATTCGTACAGAAAGATCACAACACACAATGGCTCGTCTTCTTGAAAACCAAGCAAAAGAGCTTCTTCGTGAGTCAAACTCAATGGCTGGTGGCGATGTAGAAGGTTTCGCAGCAGTCGCATTCCCAATAGTTCGCAGAGTATTCGCTGGTCTTATCGCCAACGATTTAGTTTCAGTTCAACCAATGTCACTTCCATCCGGTCTTATCTTCTTCCTTGACTTCAAAGTTTCGGACAGCAACGGTGCTCCAAGACTTGGTTATGGTTCAAATGATTCACTTTACGGTGGTGGCGTTCTTGGTCAACAAATCACTGGTGGTGTTTCACTAACTGGTGTAAATGCTGACAAGGGTTTCTACAATATGAATAATGGTTATTCATCAGCAACTGGTTCAGTTGTAACTTCTGCCCCAACAATCGTTGCTTCTGGTACTATTTTAGATGGTGGTATTCCAGTATTTGAAGCAACATCAACTGATGCTTACGAACTTACATCACTTCTTCGTTTCGACGCAGACCTTACAAGTGGTTCTTCTTTCGCAGTTGGTACTGTATCACTTGCAACCCTTAAAGCTGCTCAAGTAAGTCTTAACAATCTTGTTGCTTTCACTCTTAAGACCGCTGCTGGTGGTACTGGTGATGCACTTAATAGCACAAATGCTAGACAAGTACGTCGTCTTACAAGAATTGATCCAACTGATTCAACCAAAGTGCTTCTTACTGTAGTTGGTACAAGCAATTCAGTTACAGCAGCACAATTGAATACTGCTCTCGTAGGAGCATTATCTGGTACTGCTCCAATTACTGATGCCCTTGGTACATCAGTAGCCGCTGGTTCAACCAACGCTCTTGGCGCAATTGCTGGTCAAGATACATGGGGTCTTGAGGCTCAATCAAACATTCCAGAAATTGATATAAGAATTGACTCAGTATCGATTACTGCTGTCACCAAGAAAATGAAAGCAAAATGGACACCAGAACTTGGTCAAGACCTTAATGCTTATCACAATCTTGATGCAGAAGTTGAACTTACTTCAATTCTTTCGGAACAAATCGGTCTTGAAATCGACCGTGAAATTCTTGAAGACCTTATCAAAGGTGCAACTGCTGGTACATTCTACTGGTCAAGATCACCCGGTTTATTCGTAAATCGTGTAACTGGTGTTGAAGTTGGTGCAAATACCAAAGCTCCAGACTTCACTGGTACTGTGTCACAATGGTATGAAACACTCATTGAAACAATCAATGATGTATCAGCCCAAATCCACAGAAAGACACTTCGCGGTGGTGCAAACTTCATCGTATGTGGTCCAGAAACTGCAAACGTTCTTGAGTTTACATCCGGCTTTAGAGCCAAAGTAACTCACGAAGATGAGAAGGGTGAAATTGGAGCAGTTAACGTTGGTTCAATCTCCAAGAAGTTTGACGTTTACGTTGATCCATACTTCCTTCGTAATGTAATTCTAATTGGTCGTAAGGGTAGTTCATTCCTTGAGTCTGGCTATGTATACGCACCATACGTTCCATTACAAGTAACTCCTACCATCTTTGGTACTGACGATTTCGTCCCACGCAAAGGTGTTATGACACGTTACGCTAAGAAAATGGTTAAGCCAGATATGTACGGCTTGGTCATTATTCGTGGTCTTCTTGGCGAAAGCGGCGGCGCATGATAGTATAGCCTAATTAGGCAAAGAAGCCCTCCATCCCGAAAGGTTTGGGGGGTTTTCTTTTATTTGTAACTATTTAATTTATTGAGGAGTATTTATTGAATGGCAGTCCCTACGCTAACTCCAGCTTCTACGCTAAGTGCTATTGTATTACCATCAGCAGGAAATCTGGTAGATGTAGCAGCAACTTTACCCTTTGGTATATATGCTTCCTCACAAGCGTTTCTAACGGGCGCAGTTGACCAAGTAGGATATGTATATAAAAAGCTTGGCGGTGATATATTAGATATTGAAATAACAACAGGAAATGTATACGCTGCTTATGAAGAAGCTGTATTAGAATATTCTTATATTGTTAATTTACATCAAGCAATTAACGCTATGCCAACTTTTCTTGGAGCAGCAACAGGAACATTTAATAGTGATGGAGAATTTACTTCTGGTTCAGCATTGGCAGGTCAAACCCCTCAATTAGCTTATCCAAGATATAATTTAGATTACTTTTCAAGATATGGAGATGCCTTTTCACTTGAAGCTGGTATAGGTTCAACACAGCAAATTTATTCAGCTTCCTTTAGTGTAACTCCAAGTGTTCAAGATTATGATTTACAAACTATTATTGAATCATCTTCTTTAAGTAATGTGGATGAAGCAAGTGGCGGTCCTGTTCCTTATTCTGGCTCAGTTGGAAATAAAAGAGTAATAATAAGAAAAGTATTTTATAAAACTCCAAATTCAATGTGGAGATTTTTTGGTTACTATGGTGGCTTAAATGCTATTGGTAATTTATCTTCATACGGTCAATACGCAGATGATAGCACATTTGAAGTAATTCCAACATGGCACAATAAATTACAGGCTATGGCTTATGAAACAGCAATCTATACAAGAAATTCTCACTTCTCTTATGAGATTAAAAATAATAAAGTTAGATTATTCCCATGCCCAAGTGATATAGGTGTAGATCATATGTGGGTTGAATTTAGTATATCAAATGAATCAAACCCTTGGGAAACAACTTCAAATTCAAGTGACTCACAAACTGGTGGGGTTAATAATATTAATACACTTCCCTTCTCCAATATACCATATGAAAATATAAACGCAATAGGCAAACAATGGATAAGAAGATATGCTTTAGCAGTATGTAAAGAAATGTTAGCACAAGTAAGATCTAAATTCTCAACACTTCCAATTCCGGGTGATTCAGTTACCTTAAATGGTCCTGCTCTTATGACCGAAGCAAAAGAAGAAAAGAAAGAATTGAAAGAAGAATTAAATAAGATTCTTGATCAAGTAACTTATCACAAGATTGCTGAGACAGAAGCTAAAATGTCTGACGATATTCAAAAGGTTTCTCAAAAGATTCCTGTTCTTATATATACAGGATGATATAAATGAGCGAAATACTACAAGAAATAACATTCCAATCTTCTACTCTTGAAACAATTGACTTTGCTTTTTATAATTGGTTAAACGAAAAGATAAATGTTTATTCAACAACTAGCGAAGGATGGATGAAAGTTCCAGTAACTTGGATATCTGCTGAACGTTCGCATCAAATTAAGAATAATAAAGATATTCGTGACTCATCTGGTATGATTAAATATCCTATTATAACTATTGATAGAAAATCAATAAATAAAGATCCACAAAAGACAGGTTCAATACCAGCAAATCTTAAACCTGTTCAAGATGAAAAGGGTGGAACAATAACAATAGCAAGAAGAATACAACAAGAGAAAACTTCTAACTTTCAAAATGCTGATAACGAAAGAAGTCCAGTTAGTAGAAGAGGACAAAAAGTTTATCCATTAGGTGCAAAAGGATACACTAGAAATGATAAAGTTGTTTATGAAACAATAACTATTCCTATACCAGTTCACGTTGCTGTTACTTATCAAATAAATATTAAAACAGATTACCTACAACAACTAAATGAAATAACAACCGTATTCTTTACTAAAAATGGTAATACAAAATATATTCAATTAGGAAACGAACACCATAAATATGATGCTTTTATTAAAGGTGATTTTACTTTTGAAGATAATTCCTCAAGTTTAAATGAAGATAGAAAAACATACGCAGCATCAATTTCAATAGAAGTTATTGGATATCTTATAGGTAGTGGTAATAACCAAGATAATCCAAAAATGGTTATCAGAGAAAACGCAGTAGAAGTTAAGTTTCCAAGAGAAAAAGTAATCTTTGGAGATATACCAGATTATTTAAATTCAAATAAAAACAAAACATCTTATAGAGAATAAAGCTTTTTGCTTTATTTACTACTATTTATTATTGATTAATTCAAATAATAAGCAGGAGTATTAAAGCAAATGGCTATTACATCTTATCGTTTCGTATCTCCCGGTGTTCAAGTCCAAGAGATTGATAATTCACAAATCCCAGCAGTTTCTACATTAACTGGCCCAACCGTAATTGGTAGATTTGAAAAAGGTCCAGCTATGCGACCTGTTTATATTACTTCTTTTTCTCAATTTGTTGAAACATTTGGTAATCCAATTCCCGGCAATACTGGTAATGATGTATGGCGTGACGGAAACTATTTAGCACCAACATATGCTGCTTATGCCGCACAAGCTTGGCTTCGTAATACACCAGCTTTAAATGTAATAAGATTGGTAGGAACTCAACATTCAAATGCTACATCAGTTAATGGTAAGGCTGGCTGGACAACTGATTTAGGATATCAAGTAGGTAATACTGGTGGTGGAGCTTATGGTTTATTTATAATTCCTTCTGGTTCAACTCCAACAACTGCTGTAACAGGAACACTAGCAGCAGTATTCTACATTCAGTCTGGTTCAGTAGCTCTTTCTGGTGCTGTTGCTGGAACTGAAGCTTCACCTGTCTATGCACAAGGTTCAAACGTATTAATTAAATCTGCTGGTGGTTATGGCGAATTTAGAGCTGTTATTACAACTCCAACTGAAACTTATACCTCTAACTTTAATTTTGATAATGGCTCTGATAAATACTTAAGAAAGGTATTTAATACAAATCCAGTATTAACTAATGCACAAATAACAACAACAACTAATATAGAACATTATTGGCTTGGTGAAACTTTTGAAAGATCAGTAGATGAAACAATTTCAAACTTTAGTAATGCTGGCACGGTTACTTACGGGTTTGTTGCTCCATTAGTAAGTGGATCGGTTGATTTAAGAAATCACAAAATGCCAGCCAGATCAGCAAAAACTGGTTGGGTATTTGGACAAGATTTAACAACAAATACTTCTGCATTTAATCCTGCTGCCCAACAAAAATTGTTTCGCTTTTCAACATTAGATTCTGGAGAATATGAACAAAGAAATTATAAGGTTTCAATTTCAGACATTAAATCCCCAGCTACTGACTTTGATGATTATGGTACATTCACAGTAAATATAAGACCAGCAAGTGATACAGATAACTCACCAAAATTTATTGAAAGATATGGTGGTGTAAATCTTAATCCAGCTTCACCAGATTACATCGCAAGAAGAATAGGTGATAAATATATTACTTGGGATGATACAGAAAGAAGATTAAGAGAATATGGAACTTATAATAATGCTTCTAAACTTATTCGTGTAGAAATGAATGAAGATGTAGATGTAGGTAGTGTTGATCCAACTTATCTTCCATTTGGTTTTTATGGAGTACCAAGATTTAAGAACTTTACATTGACTTCTGGTTCAGCCACTTCTACTCCATTAAACACTCCAGTTTCAAGTTCAGTTGGTGCTGCTTATAGTGCAGGAAACTTCTTACACGTTGCTAGACCATTAACAGCATCGGTTGTTTTCCCAGCAATTCCATTAAGACAAAATGCTGATGATGGTGCAATAAGTGATCCAAGAAATGCTTACTTTGGTATAACAACTGGTGAAAAGACCTCAACCACTACATTTGATTATACTTATGTTGATTTGACAAGAGCATCAGTTTATACAGATTATGAAGTTGGAGCTACTGCTTATTTAGAAAATTCATTCTTATTTACATTAGATGATGTTTCTGGTTCATCAGCTACGTCAACAGGTGCAATTTATCTTTCTGGTTCAAGAGTAGCTGGAACATCGTTAACTGCTATAAATTCAAGTTATAGAAGTGTATTATCAAATGGCTATGATAGTTTCACTATGCCACTTTTCAATGGATTTGATGGATTTAAGGTAACAGAATCAGAACCTTTAAGAAACAGCTTAATGGCAACAAATCCAACGGAACTTAATAATTCAGTTTATTATACATATAAGAGAGCTATTGATACGGTAGCAGATCCAGAGACAATAGTAACTGATATAGTTACTATTCCCGGCTTAACAGAATCTACATTAACAAATCATCTTATCGCAACTTGTGAAGCAAGAGCAGATGCTTTGGCAATTATAGACCTTCCAAATGTTTATACACCAGAAGCAGAAGGTACAGCAGAATCAAGAACAACTAGATATATTGGAACTGCCACTGATGCCGCTATGACTTTAAAAGATAGAGGTTTAAATTCAAGTTATGGTGCCACTTACTATCCTTGGGTTCAAGTAAGAGATACTATCGCAAATAGAGTTTTGTTTGTTCCTCCTTCAGTTGTAGCACTTGGAGCTATGTCTTATGGTCAATCATCACAAGAACTTTGGTTTGCCCCAGCAGGGTTTACCAGAGGCGGTTTAAGTGAAGGTCGTGGTGGTATTCCAGTATTAGGTGTAACAGAAAAACTTTCATCAAAAGATCGCGATACACTTTACGAAGCTAACATTAATCCTATCGCACAATTCCCAGCAGAAGGCATCGTAATCTTTGGTCAAAAGACACTTCAAGTTACACCATCTGCTCTTGACAGAATTAACGTTCGTAGAATGATGATCTTTGTCAAGCGTGAAATTTCAAAGATTGCATCAAGACTTCTCTTCGATCAAAATGTTGATGTAACTTGGTCAAGATTTAAAGGTCAAGTAAATCCATTCCTTGGAACCGTTAAATCAAGATTGGGTCTTACTGACTACCGTGTAATACTTGATAGCACAACTACTACACCAGATCTTGTTGATAGAAACATAATGTATGCCAAGATATTCTTGAAGCCAGCTAGAGCAATTGAATTTATCGCAATTGATTTTACAATTACTGATAGCGGTGCGTCATTTGCTGATTAATAACTACTTAATATATAAAGGTTGGAGGACATAATAAATGGCATTCTGGAACGAAGCAGCATTAGAACCAAAGAGAAAGTTTAAATTCTTAATAAGATTTGGAGCAGCATCCGATAAGCTACCAAGCTTTATTGCTAAAAAAGCTGATAAACCATCATTTGATGTATCGGAAACAAAGCACGACTTTCTTGGTCACGCTTTCTATTATCCCGGTAGAGTATCATGGAAAGAAGTATCTGTAACCATCATTGACCCTGCTGGTGGTGGATTACCCGATGCTGGCGATGCCAATGCTAGTACACTTAGAGCAGCAGCATCGGACGTAACTGATGCTTTATATAATGTTCTTCTTTCTGCTGGTTATCAATCTCCAACTGCGGCTGGTGTTGCTATAACAGGAGGCTCAGCCCTTTCAACATTAAGAACAATGGCTAAAGGATCTGCAACAGCACAATTCGCACAAGTTGAAATAATTCAAATTGATGCAAATGGTAATGCTCTTGAAACTTGGACCCTTAATAATGCTTGGATTAAAAGCGTTAACTTTGGCTCACTTGAATATGGATCAGATGATATCAGTGATGTTTCAATGACCTTCCGTTACGATTGGGCTGATGTTCAAATTACAAGCACAAGATTTGATTCATCATTAGAAGCATAATAGGAATATAAATGTTCTGGTCCTATAGCAATCCAAATAAAATTGTAGAATTAAAAAAGAAAAACCTTTTTATTGCAGAGTTTATAGGAACACAGAATTTTAATTGGCAAGGTGCTGGTGCAACTGAAAGTTCAATAAAGTTTCTTGTTAAGAAAATTGATGGGCCAAGTTTAAATCTTAATGTTGAAAGATCGCACGCTAATCAGCATGTTCATTATTTTCATACTGGTGAAGTTAATTGGGAACCTATCAATGCTACGTTTGTAACCGCTACTGATTCAGAATCATACGAGGATGTACCACCCGATAATCCAACGAAAGATCCAACCAAGATTGCAAATTGGAAAAGTATGTTTTTTAATCACTTAAACCAAAATTTAATTGCTTCAACAAACAGAACAGGAATGATTGATTTTCCAGTATTTTGTGATTATATTAAGATTACAGAAATTAATAGTTATAAAACTTTAACAGAACCTAAAAAAACAAATTTTTATATATTTAAACCAAGAATAACTAAAATTGCTTTTGGATCATATGATTATGGCTCTGATGAAGCTAACGAAGTTAATGTCACATTTGTACCAGAATGGTGTGATTATGCAGAAGATTATGTACAAGAAGAAATAAAAAGACAAGAAAAAAGAAATCCTTAACAACGAGTGATATATGAGAAACAACCTAGATAGACTAGGGTTAGATACTAAAAAACCCCAACAAAATGATATAGCAGGAGCTACAGGATTATCCTTTGTAACTCCAATTGAAATTGTAGATTTACCATCAAGAGGTGTATTCTATCCAGAAGGACACCCACTAAATGGTAAAGACACAATTGAAATTAGATACATGACAGCCAAAGATGAAGATACTTTATCAAATCAATCCCTACTCAAAAAAGGTATGGCATTAGAAAAAGTATTACAAGATATTGTTGTAGATAAATCAATTAATATGGACACCCTATTAGTTGGTGATAAAAATGCAGTAATTGTTGCTGCTCGTAAATCTGCTTATGGTGCAGATTATCAAACAAAAATATCCTGTCCTTCTTGTGGTAAAGTTCAAGGATATGAATTTGATCTCAATAATTGTAATGTAAAAGATCCAATAAGCGATGAAGAATTGGAAGAAGAAGGAATAACAAGAACAGAAGATAATACTTTTGTTATTCAAATTCCAATATACAAAGTTCCAGTTGAGTTAAAGTTATTAACAAGTAAAGATGAAAACTTTATAAGTTCAAAAGTAAGAGAAGCACAATTAGCAAAGAAAGAAATGGATTCAATCCTATCTCTACAATTAAGATTAATGATAAAATCAATAAATGGTTTATCAGATCCTAAAATATTAAATGAAGTTGTATCTACACTTCCAGCAAAAGACTCAAAAGCAATTAGACAAGCATATGCTAAGATTGCTCCAAATATGGATTTGTCACACGATTTTGAATGTCGCTCTTGTTCATATGAAACAAGGCTGGAGGTTCCGTTTACATCGGACTTTTTTTGGCCTAAGTGATGAATACCAGAAACAAGTATATGAACAATTCTTTATCCTAAAGTATCATGGAGGATGGTCGTTTATCGAAGCGTATAGCCTTCCAGTAGGACTTAGAATGTGGTTTGTAGAAAGACTTGCTAAACA